GTCTGTGTAAATGTTGTTCATTTTGAGCCCTTCCGTAGTCCGTATCTCGGCTACAAGAAGAACTTTACGGCAAGTGGATCAGACAACAACCCATTTTTGGTAACGAAATGATAACAATGTTATCCACATCTTCATCTCCGAAGTCTGGTCTAGCGAACCCTTCCATAGACCTTGCCTTGGACTATGAAAGTGCCGTTCTTCTCAATATGAATAATGTCCACCTGCACATTGCTGCCCTTTACATACATGATGGCAAAGGCTTGCTGCCAATTAGCCGTTCCCTTGACGTATCCAGCCTGTCTAAAGTCCATGAGATTACCTACCTCAACACCATGTAGAACACGCCCTATACGGCCTCCAGAGGCTTCTGTGAAGGCGCTACGCCCTGCTCTGTGAGTATGTCCTGAGATTACGTTCTTGCCATGCCTACGAGCTGCTTCAAGGGCTGAAAGACCGCCTAATTGCTTAATAGGGGTATGGTCGCCATGGACTGCAATCCAGTTAGGAGCAATAGCCATTGGGTTCTTGTGGAAGGTAATGCCTAGTTCGTCAAACTTCATAAACTTCTCAAAGCGCAGCTCTGGCAAAGATAAGAAACTAGGGATTTTCTTCATGATTATGTTGTAGAGACGGTCTGTGTGGTTAGATCGTATGCAATCTGTAACGCCCAGTTCCCAGAGAAGCTGCACACATTGGTCTCGGTCATCGCCAAGGGTCTGCTCGTAGGCTTGAGGCGTGCCTTCCGACCACTTGCTTATAGTCTGGAAGTCAATCTCGTCACCTATGGTAACTGTTTGATCTGGCTTAAAGGTTTTGAGGAATCGTGCTATGTTCTGAGTTACATGTACGTCCTCAAAGGGCACTTGCAGGTCGCTCAGGATTACGATTTTCTTCATCAATCCTCGTCATCGTCCTCGTAGGGATTACCCGATATTTTCTCGATGGGCTTGGCTGGCAGAATCCAGTCAGGATAGGACTCACGATCTAGTAGAAGCCAGAAAGCCATATCAGTAGAGAAACCAGCCTTGCGCAAACTGGTGTAATAAACGTGCAGAGCAATGCAATACTGGTCTAGAGCTGAGTAAGCATCTAGGTCAATGACCTTCTTAGTTCTTGCCATGAGATAAGTGTTACTTACCTAACATCTCGATTATTGTATCGACACGCACTTCAAGGCGATTGACCTGATCCTTAATGCTAGAGCCGCCGTTAGGCTTAAGCTCTGTAAGGTAATGCTTAATCATGAATTGCGTGTATGAAGCCATACCACCAAGAACAGCGATAACACCCACAGCCCAAGCAGCAAGGTCGGTTGCGCTCATTTCTTAGGCGTGGCGTATCCGAATACACCTGCAACAACTGAACCAAGGATTGCTCGGTAATCCAGAGCAAAGTTGGAAGTTGTGCCCCATACTGCTAGGAACGCTCCTACTGAGATTATTGCTGGGTGCTTCATGTTCATGCTGTTCCACCTATCATAGGTACATTAAAGAACGAGCCATCTGCATCGCCCTTCTTGGTAAAGCTAATATGGCAATGATGATTGTGCTTATTAGACCCAGAGTAAGAACGCCAAGCCCAAGCCTTCTTAGACGATGCGATTCTGCCATCGAAGATAATATAAGAGATTCTCTTATCGCCACGTTTAGCGCAGAGTCGTAGTTGATCCGCAAGGTCAGGCATGAGGTCTGGCTTTGCCTTGCCAGATAAATCCCTGTCAATGTCAATGGCTCGGACGATACCTTCTGCATCAGGATTGTGGTCAGAAGGACGTGCTTGATGACGAGTGTCGCCAATCCAGCCGTCTGAGGTGCGATCTCTATCTGGGTAACTATCATCGACCTGAAGCCTTAGTTGCTGTCCAGCTTTACAGAGTATGGGCTTCATTAGAACATTCCCATCGCTTCTGTGAGTTGAGAGTCAATTCTTCATGCTCGCATATTGGCGGTGCAATAAAGGCATCATCTATAGGATCATAAGTGAAGCCAATAGAAGCGTAGTTAAACCTTATGCGGTTGTTGTAGCTTGTACGAATACAACGCTGTCCTCTGAAATTGCCATACCATTTTTCAGGAGACAAGCCTTCAATTAGTTCTGTTTCATCTTTGCCTACAATAACTTCTGTGACAATGTTTGAGTCATCAAGGAACGCATAATGAGCCATTAGATAGTCACCGTTCCTGTTCCTGCTGTAAATCGATAAACCTTATATCCACCGCTAGTTGTCTTTGTATATGTAAGACCACCGCTTACTGAGGCTAAATCTGCAAAGGTATCTGCATAGCGCAAGACTACAACTCCAGAACCGCCGTTTTGACTTGAGAACGACCCGTCTCTTGAACCGCCCGAACCTCCACCAGTGTTAACTGTTCCAGCTCCACCAGTTTCAATTCCTGGGCTGCTTGCGCCTCCGACTCCGCCACCACCAGTACCTGCTGCGCCGCCTACTGTGCCGCTTCCTGAACCACCGCCACCGCCGCCTGCATAAGTAACAGATGATCCAGTAATACTTGATGCGCGACCTGCACCACCATAACCACCGACAGGGTTTTGACCTTGCTGACCAACTTGGCTTGCGCCGCCGCCGCCACCACCGCCATCAGAGCCAGCAGTTCCTACGCCAGCACCACCGTTATAACCTTGATTGGAGTTTCCTGAACCACCAGTAGCTGCAGCCGTGCGTCCTGCACCACCACCGCCTGAACCGCCAGTTCCTCCTGCTACTCCCGTAGCACCTCCGTTAGATCCGTAACCGCCACCTAGACTTGTAATTGTTGCAAATACTGAATTTGAACCAGTATTTCCTAACGCACCAATTGCACCTGATGCGCCTGCGCCAACTGTTACTGTGTAAGAAACACCAACAGTAACTCCTAATGGGCTTTCAAGGCTTCCTGAACCGCCCGTTGCTGTAACTGTGCAACGCATACCTCCTGCACCGCCACCACCACCACCGACTCCACCAGAACCGCCTGAACCACCGCCACCTACTACAAGGTAATCAACAGAACTGAGACTTGGTGGAGTTACGATTCCAAATAATCCTGCTGTAATTGCGCCAATCATTAGCCAATTGCTCCTGCGACATACCAAATATCTGTTGCGGTCTTGATGCAGACCGCTGTTTTGTATTGTGCCAAGGTTGGAGAAGCTGCAACTGAACCTGCACTGAGCACAGTTGTTGTGCCACTGGTTGTAGCCGAAATAGTTACTAGCCCTGCACCCTTGTTAAGAACTGTGATTGCAGTACCTACTGGGAACGCTACTGAGGCGTTGGTAGGAATCTTAAAGGCCACTGCTGTTGCTTTGTTCATAGGGACTAGGACTTGATATTGATCGGCTAAAACTGCTGTGTAATCTGCCGTTGCGTCACTATTGACTGTAAAGGTCACTAGACCATTCACGGTAGCGGCGCTCAAAATATCGCCAGTGCTTGATGGTAGTCCTGTTGCCATTATATCTCCTAGTAACCCAATGTAGATGTGCCGATTATACCGTAATACGAGCTTCCAACGATGAAGCCATCGGCTATTGGCTCAAGCGTTGTAATGTTGACGGTCATCTTGTTTGGCGTGATTGACCAGTTAACGCCTTGGAACTGAAGGTTCTTGACAATAGTCGAGCCATCTGGCTGAATATTGGTAATAAGTAGATTGCTAAAGTAGTCTAGTCCAAGCATTGTGTCAGTTGGAACTGCTGGGTCTAGTAGATCAACTGTCATCTCGTCAATGCGAATAGTCGTCTCTTGACGGGTAGCAATGTATTCCTTGGCAATCTCAGAGACGATGGTATCTGTCTCAGCTACAAGGTCTGTCTGTGTGACTGAGTGAGGGAAGTATTTATCAATTGAGGTTTGATTAGTTACAACCTGAACTGTGCCGCCTACGCGACCTAAATTGGCTTGGTTAATGATGAGTTTGTCATCGAAGGCATACTTAAGATTCTTGTATGGAATTCCACCAGATTGATTGAAGGCTGTTGGAGCAGTAGCCAGAGAAGCCATGACCTGCGCTCTGGACTTAAACACGGCTGTCCCTGAGGTGTCCATATAGAACGCGCCTGTCTCAGAGAACTCTGCGTTCTTAATAGCTGCAAGGCTTGTGCGGTTAGTTGCAGGATCAGCAATACAAGTATTAGCACCTGCCGCTACTGTACGCATCGAAGTAGGAAATGACACTTGATTAAGTATCTTGCCTATGCGTGTGCCAGTTGTCTGCCCTGCGCCTGAGTCTGTAATGGTATTGACGTTAGCCATGTTAAATAGGCGAAAGGCATCTTGGCAGACGATATCTACATAGCCAGTATCTTGATTAACTGGGTAGGTGTAGCGATATTCGATGGCATAACCTGAGAATAAATATTTCTGTGTAGTGCTAGTAGTTGCAGAGACACGCAGCTTGCGTAGCGGTACGAGTTTGCCGTAATAAGGGCTTGACGTGTTCTGTGGGTTAAAGTAGCTGAGAGGGTCTAAGACTCGAACTGTGCATTGTCCCGCCTCGTACTGGTCGCGCTGGATATTGCGCCCACGGGTAATGCTGATCTCATAGACATTGGGAGTGAGATCAACTGTAGGTTCTGGTGAACTGGAATCGCCTAAAGTGTTTGTACCTAAGATTCCGTATTTAGCATCGCCAATAACGAAGCCGTTATAGCCGAATGTCGCGCCGTTCGTAAAGTCAAAGGAAACGGCTATTTGCGCTGGGAGTGCCATTAGCTGAACATGCCTGCGATTCTACCAATCTGAGATGGTGAACCTGAAAGACTTGAAAGCTGCGCTCCTGCTAGAACTTTATCAATAAGTTCCTGCTCACGAATGATATTGCCTTGGACTTGCACGTTGATGATGGTATCTCCGCCACCTGTCTGCATGCCATAAGACGGAAAGTCCACATTGCTTGCTTGGTTAGCGATAGAGCCAGCATAGTCTCCATACCCTGCTACAACCCCTATAGCAGCCAGTTCAGGGGCTAACCCTGCTGGAGTGTAGGTCGAGGTCATTGTAAGGGAGTTCATCTTCTTCTGGAAGTCTGCAATCCATTGATCTAGATAAGCAAAGGGATTCTTGGCATCTGGAATAGACAAAAAGTATTGATAGAGCTTGCCTGTTGAGTCCTGAGCCATGAGGATATCTTTAGTCAGCTTGCTAGCAAGTTCAGCGTTACCATTAAGAATTGCTGCTTGAGCTTCAAGGCGAGTTCTGTCCTCAGCTGAGATATTGCCCTTAAGTGCAGCAATGATTTGAATCTGCTCTAGGTCAAAGACGCTCTGTGCTTTCTTGAGTGCAGCTTGCTTCTTCTGTTCATCTGTTAGAGCCTTAGTTGCTGTGACTTGCTTCTTGGTAAGTGCTGCTAATTCCTTGGCTCGTTTAGCCGCTGCCGCTTCTGCTGCACGTTGCTGCGCTGTTCGAGCTGCTGTACCTGCTGGAGATTTAGAACGATTAGTTGAAGCAGGACTACCTGCCATAAGAGCATTAACATCACCACCAGCTAGGAAGTTTGTGTAAGCCTTTCTAAATTTTTCAACTGCTCCAATGGCTGAACCTAAGAACACGACAAGGTTGCTTGTAGCCTTAGCAATATTGTCAATAGATTTAGCAGCATCGCTAGCTTCTGTGCCACCGCCAATACGAGCAAAGGCATCAACTAGCCCTTTGCCGATGGTTTCTTTAGCGTTATCTGTTGCAACCGTTAAGACGTCCATCTTATAAGCTGTGGTGCTGAGGTAGTCCTGTGCTGCTCCTGCTGACTTTGTGAGCATGACACCTAGAATGTCATTGAAGCTCTTTGTTTTAAGTTCAGATTGAGTGAGTCCTGTGTTGTACTTTTTAAGACCTCTTGTAATACCCACGAATCCATTGGCTAAATCTTGCGAGACTGTAGCCAAGTCAATCCCACTTGCTCGGCTTATTTGAATTGCATTGCTCAAGAGTTCCTGAGATTTAGTTAATGATCCTGTTGTGTTGAGCAGAGCTTGAAATGCAGGACGAAGCACATCATCTGCAATGCCAGCCGATTTTTCTAAATTTGCAATAAAATCTGTTACTCGAGTTTGTGAAAACGAAAGACCAAGATTATCTACGGCTACGGCAAGGCGGCGCGCTGATGTTTCGTCAGCTGCAAAAGCCTTGACTGCTGTCTTTCCAAATGCTGTAAGAGCTGAGAGTCCTAGACCTACGCCTAGACCAGCTGCCATTTTTTTAACATTGCGTTCAAGTCCTGTAACCGACTTGTTAGCCTTATCGAACGCTCTCTTGCCTACGAACTCGGCGGCAATGTTAATGGCGACATTACTCATGCGGCTCTCCTTAAATCAACTATCTGTGAACGCTCGTTAAATTTCTTACTTGTATTTTCGATAGACCTAATAACTGCAAGATTTGCTTTACCCTGAGTTTTTGCCCAAGCTCGGAAGATAAGGCGTCCCATCATGCGATGGTCATTGCCTTTCATTGATCCGTAAAGGTTTCCAAGGTTTGAGATAAATTGATTACCAGCATAAGGATTGTTTGACCTAGAAACTCCCTTAGAAGCTCCACCACCTTTAGGACCCACCCATTCTTGACCTTGACCATTTTTGCGTCCAGCAGTCTCATAGATTGCACCAATCATGGACTTGTTTTGAATTCTAATTGTATTGCGAAATCCAGCCCTATTGGTTTGGCTAGGACTTGTCTTATAGACAATGCCAGATTTAATGACTGAAGCATTGTAAGTAGGGAACTTGCCATTATAAAAAGAACGAGGAGCCCAGCCTGACATTGGAGACTCAGTTGGAACGAACCCTCTTGCATCTTTAACAATTGGTTTAAGAACTGCTCCTAGTTCTTTAGTCAATTCTTTTGCAAGGTCAGGTGCATATTGATTTAAGGCTTTGCGCAGATTAAGAGCGCCTACGACTTCTGTTGCCATCGTTGCGCTCCTTTACTATGTCCTTTAGAACATCTACATGTGCCTTGAACGCCATCGGTGGAAGTTCCACAATGGTTTGGAAAGGAACTCCATACTCGTAACTCAAGCGAGTTGCGAGATAGGTGAGGGAGTTCCTATCTACCCTAAAGGGTCAGACTCTAAGACCTCAACTGACTTGAGGGTCTCAAGGAACTGTTCCCCGAAAGGTTTGACTGTTTCACCCGAACGTCTAATTGCTTCCCAGCAGAGCCAGTACACGTCTGACTGCTTCTGGTCTTCTAT